CACGCCCGTCGCTGTCGTTCTGGAGCCGGATGACGGTCAGGAAGTCCTGCGTCGTCAGGTCGGGGTAGATCGCGATGATGCGGTCGTAGAGGGTCATCATGCGGCCCTCGCCATAAATGCGTCGAAGAAAGTAGGCCCTGCGCCAGCAAGCGCGTCAAAAGAAGAACCGCCCGCCTGAAGACCGTAAAGCTCCAAGAAATCGGTTGTGCCGTTCATGTAAATCAAGCCGCTAACATTGGTTCGATACGGTGCATTTATCGCGGCGCCCTGGACGCCCTCTTTGAGTAGGTTGCCGTTCTTGTAGATGTATACAACAACATATACAGAGTTGATACACGTCATAGTGCCGGTCACAAAGTAGTAACCCGCAACGTTTGGCGTAAACCTGTAGAGAGAGGTGTTGTAGCAGTTATTGGTATCGAACGCCTCTACGTTGATGTTGAGTTTGGTAAAGACGTTGTTTGAGAGCGACTGATTGCTGCCAAGGTGCGCACTAAACGCAGGGCCATTGCCCGCCACGCCAGACGCCAGCATCCCCTGCGTCACAGCAGCCGTGCTGCCGGTGGTAACGAGGGTGCCGGTGTTTGCCGGGACGGTCGCGGTGAAGTCGCTAGCCGTGCTGGGCACGTCGAGGGTGACGCTGCCGCCACCAGAGGAGTTGAGCTTCAGGGGCATGGTCAGACCACCGTCCACGTGCTGCCGGAGGGGACTGTTACGACCACCCCGGAATTAATAGAGATCGGCCCGGCCGACATGGCGTTCTTGTTGGTCGTGATCGTGTAGCTCGTCGTCACGGTCTGGCCGTTCTCGACGAAGATTTCGTCCGACCCGCCGCCAGTCGCGCCGCCCCCCACAGCACCCCAGGCCGTGCCGTTGTAACCCTCAAACTTGGCGAGAGAGGAGTTGAACCGGAAGTCGCCGGTCGTGCCGGCCGGGCGCTGGCCCGTCGTACCGGACGGAACCTGCACCGCGCCCGTGCCCGTGAAGTTCACGTCGCCAGTAGCCGTCAGCGTCGTGAACGTCGCAGCCGCGGGCGTCGAGCCGCCGATGACGGCATCGTTCAGAGTGCCGCCGCTGATGGCGGGGGTCGTCAGGGTCTTGTTCGTCAGGGTCTGCGTGCCGCTGACGGTGACGATCGTGGCGCCGCCCGCCGTAGCGGCCGCAGGCAGCGTCACGGTCCCAGACGCCGTCAGCGTCCCGGCAACCGTGAGCGTCTTGCCAGACCCGACATTCAGACCGACCGACGTGCCGTTACCCGCCGCAGCGAAGATCGCGTCGACGATGTCCCAGTCGCCGTTGGTCTTCGTGCCCCAGGTGTCGCGAGACGCGCCGACCTCGGGTTTCGTAAGGTTTAGGTTTGGGGTGTATGTATCGGGCACGGATGCTCTCCTAGTTCAGCGCGATCCAGGGTTGCGGGGGCGTTGGTTTAGGAACCCACGTCTCGCCAGCAACCGGCTGAGTAACCCACGTCTCGGCAGGTACGGGCTCCGGCTCCCATAGGAAACGCCCAGTAGCCGACATGCCAGACGTAATCACGATCGTCTCCGCGCCAGGCCGTACTCGCCTCGGAACGCCGGTCATCGACGACGAGGCTGGTATAGTTTCTACCGCCGAGAAGGTCGCATTTCCAAGCGCAATCACACTAGACTGGACAACTATGATCTCGTCCGCCAGCCTGACGCGTTGGGCGTCCGCCGTCATGCCAGACGACAAGGCGAAATCGGCGCTGTCCAAGAAGACGACGTAGCCGTCAGCGCCCATTTCAGAGATCGAGATGCCGGTCCCGGCAACCTCGGCCACACGCTGGCCAGACGCCGCCATAGCAGCCTGCACAGCTACCGTAGCAGAAACTGTGGCAACCCTTTGAGCCGAAGCGGATACCTGCGCGGAGATCGCGATGACCGCCGCCGCAAGCTCGGTATCAGCGGCGGCAAAAGCACTAGAGCTTGTTACCGCCGCGTCGAAAGTGACGATCCGTACGCGCTGCCCGTCTGCGGACGCATTGGTGCTAGAGGCACCCGTAGCCGCCGCAGCGGCTGTCTTCGCGGCAGCGAACGACGCATTGGACGAAAGGGCGAAGGTCGCTGCGGCGTCGAGGACATACCCCGCGCCGTAGAGGCCTTCGCCGTAGTCCGCTACGCCGTAATCAGCCACGACCTATCAGTCCAGGGTGATGACAAGGGTCGAGGCGTTGAAGCGCAGCACGTCGCCGCTGTCGATCGTCTTCGACGTCGTCAGGTCGGCGTAGGCCAGCATGTTGCCGCTCGTCGAGGCGTCGAAGATGGCCGCAGCCACGACCGTGCCCCAGGAACCCGTCGCCGTCGGAAACTCCACCGCGGTGCTGTTGGCCGCCTGGGTGGGGGCCGTACCGGAAACGGTGAAGGTCACCGACTGGCGCGCGTAGGAGCCGCCAGACACCTCAGTGCCGCCGCCGCCCTCGCCAGGCGCTACCGTGTAAAGCGCCACATACCAAACCGTCGGGCGCGTCACGCTCGTCGTAGTGAACAGCCAATCGAGGACCAGGTCCTCGGCGTAGTTCGACAAACCAGGCATCAGTAGACCCTCCTCGTACGAGCTACCAGCGGAGAGCCACTGGTGAGCGATTTACTGGCCTCCTCATTCAAGGCCTGCACACGCTGCGAGTAGAAAGACCCGAAGACCGCGATGCGCTGGTCGTCGAGCAGGAACGGCGCGGCGTGCGTCAACGCGCCGTAGAGGTACACGTCGGGCGCTTTTGCCAGCAGCCAATTCGTTGGGGCCACGTTGGAGAGGGCCGGGATTTTTCCGTAGTAGACCATCTCAATCTCAACGTTGTCGGACGGCCCAGGCACTAGCTCGATCGCCCCGTTCATCAGCGAGTAGGCGGCGACATTCTGATACCGCTGCGCCTTCTTGATGATGTCAGCTTCGTCCAGCGTGACGAAGCGAAGCGGGCTGACGCCGTCTACGATCTCAAGGTTAATGGCCTCAAGCCAGTCACCCGGCAACTGCACGAACTCATTGTCGCTGATCGCCTCGGCTCGGACGATCTGCTCGCGACACCGCAGGCGGGTGTTCAAATCCGCCTCGCAAAACTGAATGAACAGGGGGATTTGAGAGGTCAAATCCTGCCGGTTCAGATAATCAGCTATGGCGCTTTGCAGCGTCGCGTAGTTCGTGATCATCACGATTTCATCCAGTGGGTGCGGTACGGGCGGGCCTCGTCGCTCGCGAGCCACTTACGCATCGCTGCCTTATCCCGCAGGATGCCCTTCTGCTGAAGGTCGAGGTAGACCATCATGGGGAGGCTGGCGACCTTCACCATATCGCCGCTGCGCTGCGTGCGCGACGTCTCGTCCATCTGGGCCTTGTTGTACTCGGCCAAGCCGCCGATCTCGCACGACGTCTCGAAGACGAGCTTCTGGTCGGGCGTGATAATCATCTTCTGAAGCGTGCCCGTCAGGCTGTCGTAAGACAGATCGAACGAGGCGGGCGCGTATTCGTCAGCCATTTGCGTCCCCTAAGTAAGTCGAGGGGCGCCCTAGGGCGCCCCTCTTCTTTATCACGACGCGATAAGGTTCGCGATAACGGCGTGAGCCTTCTGGCTCTTAATGCGCAGGCCGTACTCGACGACCATTTCCTTCTTGTCCGAGTCGCCGGTCTTGGCGATGTCGAACGTGCGGAAGGGGCGCAGGTAGGAGACAGAGGCGTACTCCGGGTCCAGCACGAAGGCGAAGTTGCCCGGCTGGAAGCGGTTCGGGACGATGGCGACCTCACCGAAGTCGGAGAGGTACACGTCCGCGGTCGCGACGATCGCCACCGGCTTCACCTGGTTGTAGGTGACGCGGTTCGGGGCGATGCCGACGAACGAGGAGGCAACCGTCTTGTTATAGGCGTTCACCATGAACACCTTCGGGTCGCCACCCTCATTCCAGACCTGCTGAATGGCAGTCTTCAGCATCGTCTCGGTCAGCGCGACGTCGGTCGAGGTCGACAGGCCCGTCCAGGCAGTGCTGGGGTAGCCGTTGCCGTTCGCGCCGGACATCGCGGACACGGTCGCCGCGTTGGCCTGGTAGTTGTAAAGCAGCCAGGTCGGCAGGCCGGCGGTCTTACGCGCGGTGGAGTTGTTGCCCGCCACACCAGCCTGGTTGCTGGTGAGAATGGCCTCCATATCGCGCTTCAGTTCCTTGGCCTTCTTGGCCGTCTCGTAGGCCATCAGCGTGCGCATACCGGCGGTGTTCACCGCATCGGCAGTGCCCGACACCGACACAACCTTGCGGCTGATCTGGGTGTAGTTGGCCACGCGAACGGTCGCGGTGAAGTCGGCGTCGCCAGCGTCGGCGCCTTCGATCACGGCGTTGGTCGTGTCAGCCGCCGAAAGCTCGTCCGTCTGCCACTCGAAGTAGGTGTTGTCGGCAGAGTCGCGGCCGATGTTCGACATGAACGGGGTGTCGACCGGGCTGATGTCGTAGATGATGTTGCTGAGGTCTTCACGAATTGCGTTGACGTTGTCGTACGTCGTCGCCTTGGACACGGTAGGCATGAGAGGCTATCTCCTGTTGTCGAGTAGACCAAAGAGCTTGGCCGCGTCATCGACGCTGCCGGTTCCTTTGAGACGCTGCCTCATTCGCTGAACATCGGTCACCTGCTTCGGAGAGTTGGCCGTCGAGCCCGCCTTCATCGGCTTCGGTCCCTGCGCCTGCGTAGGCTTGGGCCGGTTTGCCATGAGGGCGTCGTAGCGACGCGCCTTCTCAAGCACTAGGATGGCTCGCGGGTCGTAGGCCTGCGACAGTTCCTCGGGGCTGTAGCCGATCTTCTGGCCGTACTCCCGAAGCCCGTTGCGTGCCGCGTCCCACTTCGCCTGATCCTTCCACTCCGGCATCTTCTCAAGCAGAAACTGACGCCCCTGCTCTACCTGCTGCCGCAGTTCCAGTGCCTCCTGTTGAGCAGCAATCGCGGCCAGACGTTCCTGTTCGGCTTTCGTCGCGGCCAGGCGCTCTTTGTAGTCGCGCCACTGCTTCTCAACGAGCGGAAAGTTCAAAGGGTCTTCCCGGTGCAACTTCTCCCAGTCGGGCTCTTGCGGCTGCATCTGTTCAAGCTGCTGCCGTAGCGCCCCTAGAAGCTGGCTGTACTGGGCCCTCTCAACCTCCACCTGCTGGCGATCCGTTTGAAATGCGGTCTGCTCCTCGCGGAGCTTCTGCATCTTTCGCGAATAATCGGACTGCCGTTGATAGCCGTCCAGCGCCTCCTTCAGCGTGACTTGCTGCGTCTTGCCGTCAATCTTGACGGTGACCAGCGTATCAGGCTTCAGGCCGCCATCGGCTTCCTCACCGCCGTCCTCGACAGTCTCGGGCGTCTCGCCTTCCGACGACGCGGATTGATCCGCTGCCTCGTCGCCCTCCGGCATAGTCTCGTCGCCCGCGTCTGCCGACGCCTCGGTCTGCTCAACCTCGGCAGAGGCCACCGCCTTTTTCGGCGCCAAGGGTTCGGGGTCACCCCCTCCCAAAAGCGAAGAAATCCGGCCCGCGGCCTCCGTCAAACCGATTTCGCTTGGCTGCGACTGCTCGGTCATAAAAAGTTACTCCTACGAAGACGCCACTTTCAAGCGTCGATTGAACTGCGCCACGGTTGGCTCTAAGGCGAGCGCCTCAAGCTCCTGTCTGAACGCAGCTACGGCGCGCACCATCCGGTACGCATCGTCCCGTTTCACCCCTTCCTCTGGGGTTGAGTTCATCCACTCGGCAACAAACCGCGCTTCGAGGCGCTTCAGCACCTCTTGCGCGGCTCCGTCCCGGTGCAGCGCGCCAGCGGCGCGCCAGAGTTCTTCCTGCTCATAGGTCGCCATCACATGGCCCCCGGCGGCATCATCAGCGGCACTTGGCCGCCCAGCGCCGGCTGCTCAACGGCAGGGATGGGGCCCTGGGCCGTGCGGAACATAGCCTGGATTTCGGCCCGCTGGCGGTCAACCTCGGCCTTGATCAGCGCCATGTCGACCTGAGTACCGTACTTGGCCTGGATTTCGGCGGCCTTGAGCATGGCGTCGACATAAAGTTTGTCGCGCTCAAGGTCGGCCTGGGCCGCCGCCTTCTGGCGCTCAAGTTCCTGCTTCGCCGCGTTGATGAGGATGTCGGCCTTCACCTTCTCGGCCTCAACCTGCGCCAGCAACTGCGCCGGGTCGGGCTTGTTAGCCCCCTGCGCCATCTGCTGCATGAAGGCCTGGACCTCCTGCGGGTTGATCTCCTTCCAGAAGGCGCTGGGGTCTTGGAAGCCGGCCAACTGGGTAACCTGGGCAAGCGCCCCGCGAAGCTGAACCAGATCGACGAGCGGGTTGTACGGCCCATAGGTCTGGATGACTTCCTTCTGCTGTTGGATGATCTGCATCAGGAAGGCCATGCGCTGCTCGTCGGAGCCGCGACCCAGCGCGATGTTCACGACCATGTCCATGCCGGCGTCCCAACCCCGCGGGTCGATCGGCACAAACTGGTTGCGCAGCCTGATGATCTTCGCCTTGTCCTGATGCTGCACCACCAAGCCCAAAAGGCCCTGGAAGCACCGCTTCAGACCGTCGGCAAAGAGCCGCGCGATCATCTCGATGCGCTCTTGCGAGCTAGACAACTGGGCTTGGACGGCCGCGCGGGTCGTCGACTGCAAGACGTCCGCATCCAGGCCCTGGGAGGCCCGCGAGATGCCCGTACGCTGCGTCTTCACCTCATCGAGATAGGCCATCACACCCAGGGCCTGCTGACCCACGAACGGCGTCGCCAGAGGCGCCACAGCGCCTGGAGCGCGGGCGCGGATGATCGCCCCCGTCTCGACGTTCATCACGTCGGCCATGTTGACCTGGTTCTCGACCACGACCGTCCGCGGGTGGATCGACTGCGCCAAGCTATCTAACGTGTTACGAAGGATCGAGGACTTGATAAGCTGCAAGTCCATCGTCTGGTCCGCGATGGACTGACCGAAGATCGTGTGCGGCGTCGGGTCGGGCGCCAGAAGCGAGAACGGCGCCTTCTGCACCACCTCGCTGTGCAGGATGTACGCGCCGTTGCCGACCGAACAAACCTTGTGAAGCTCGGCAATGCCGTCGCCGTCGCGGTCGCAGCGAATGTAGCTCTCGACGTAGAAGACCTTGTCGGTCGTCTCGTCCGTCGTCTGCGTCAGACCGAAGAAGCTCTGATCCGCCGGGTTGCGGACCAGCGTCTCCATGTTCATGTCAAAGCCGCCGGTCCCGGCGTTCTCCTCGATGATCTCGCGCGGGTAGCCCATGGCCACCAATTCCGACACGGTCGCCAGCTTCCGACGCGCCACATAGATGGCGTTGTCGATCGAGGTCGCCTCATTGTCGATGAGGAACTGCTCGGGCGGAATGCACTCGACCACATAGCGCGGCGTGCGCTTCACGCGCCGGATGCGCAGATCGGTCTTCGTAAAGCCGGTGTCGAGGTCAATCACCTCGCTCATGCTCTCGACCGACACGTCAGGATCGGACGTGATAAACGCCATCTCTTCCGGCGACAGGCCCGAGTAGTCGTAATACTCGACGCTTTCCTCGTCGACCTTGTACCAAGTCAGGACGCCCGTCTTGGAAATCAGCGCGTCCTTCATCGCGTCGTGCAGGATGCGGAAGCCGGGGTTCTCCTGCATGAAGATGTAGTTGATGAGGTCGGTCGCCTGCTCCGCAGCCGCCACGTCCTCGGCGCCCTTGGGCACGAACTCGACCACCTTCTCGCCGCCCGTGAAAATGCGAAGCAGAGAGGGCAGCATCGCGAGGATTGTGTCGCGAACCTCGGTCATCACGACCCGGCTGCGGCCCTCTTCCTCGTTTCCAAACTCTTCGCCCAGGTAGTAGGCCATCGCCTCTTCGCGGGCAGGCGCGAGGTAGCTGTCAATGTAGGTCTGGGCGTCAGTAATGGCCTGGAAAACGATGTATCGGAACTCTTCGTCCGACATCGGCTCCATCTGCGGCAGCGCGTAACCGGTCTCGTCGTTGTAAACGTCGCTACGCTGCGGAATGTTCACAACGTCGGGGTCATAACGGCCCGGAGTAATGCCCTGCGCCATCATTTCAGCCCTTTTCTCACCCGCCACCACTTCCAGCCTGTTTCAGAGACGACTTCGGCATGCGGGAAAAACTCACCTACAGCCCGCTTTACACCGTCCATGGGGAAATCGTCACCACCAATCACGCCGCCCGGTTTTACCCGCGGCCACCAAGCCTTTAGGTCGGCCATAACCTCGTCGTACTCATGGCCAGCGTCGACCCAGACAAAATCGACGGTTTGGTCCTTGAATAGACCCGCCGCCTCGACCGTCGGCATGCGCAAAACGGTCGCTTTTGGGTAGTTGGCGCGCTCGACGTTCGCGAGAAATTGGTCGTAGACCTTCTCTAGCTCGGGGTCTGTCTGGTGTTCGGGTTCGTTTGACCCGCCCCAGTGGTCGACGAAGTAGATCGAGAAGGTCTTACCGGCGTTCAGCGCCTCGACGAGCAGAAAGCACGCTGATCGGCCCCTCCAGCAGCCCAACTCGACGAAAACAGAGCTATCAGAGGCCTCCCGCAGCGCGTCGCGGTAGGCCCCGGAGAAGTTAAACCAGCCCTGAATTTCGTCGTAGTAGTGCTTCAACGCTTCTTAGCCTTGCCAGCCTCGCTCAGAGCGATGGCAATCGCCTGATCCCGGCTCTTCACCTTCGGGCCGGTCTTCGACCCAGAGCGAAGGGTGCCAGCCTTGTACTCGCTCATCACCTTGCCGACCTTCTTGTCGGCCTTCGACATCTTCTTCACGCTGCGCTCTCCATGATCTTGGCCGCCGCCTCTTCGACGTCGGTCGGAATGTCGGCACGGCACGCCTCTGCGTGGTCGTGCGTGAACTCCATGGACCCGATGTGCTTCACGTCCTTCGACAGATCGTGGTCGACCCACACCTTGAAGCCGTGCGCCTGAGCCAGCTTGCAGAAGTAAATGTCCTCTCCGACGTACATCTGCCCGCTCGGCAGGTAGGACACGTTGAACCACGGCAGCGGCAGCTTCTTGAAAACCTCCGTCTTCACCAGCATCGCCCCCATGCCGATCGCGTCCACCTCTTCAAGCCCGGTCTTGTCGTGCGAGTAGATACATTCGAGCTTCGCAAAGTCGGAGAACGCCACCGTCTTCACCGGCAGGCGCCGCGTCGCGTAGTTGCACGCGACGATGTCCTTACCGCGCGCGATCATCTTCTCAAGTAGGTAAGACGGGAACCGCATGTCGCTGTCGAGGAAGAGCGCGTAGTCCGCGCCAGATTGCAGCGCCATGCGCGCCAGCTTCGCCCGCTGGTCCGCGATCAGCGTCCCAGCCACGAAATGCACGTCAAACCGCGCGCCTGGCGGGGCCGCGGCATACCAGCGCGCCGACAAGACCGCCAGATCGTGAGCAAAACCCGTCGCGACCTCGTCGCGCGCGGGCACGCAGATGGCGACGTTCATTCTTCTTCCTCGGCGCTCATGTCCTCGGAGTCGGCGTAGCCCTCCTCGCCGTACTCGCTCTCGTCCTCGTCTTCCTCTTCGCTTTCTTCCTCGTCGTCCTCGTCTTCAATCGGCCCGCCGGCAATCCAGGCCGAACACGTCCGGCCAGACGCGCACTTGAAGTCGAAAATCTCGCAGAAGCCCAGGTCACCCGCCTCGACGACCTCCATCGCGTCTTCCATGCGATCGGGAGACAGGCCTTCTTCAATGCAGCGGATCATCCGCTCCGTCTTGTTGAACGCCGCGCAGTTCCCGCAGCGCATGGTCTTGGCTTCTTCAGCCGGCACGTCCCAGCGCGCGGCCATGCGACGCCAGTACTCTTCGTTCGGTTCATTGGGGTTTATCGGGCCGTAGTCGGCCTTGTCGATAGCCTTGCCGCGGTTGCGCAGGTTCAGCGTCAGGTCGCCCGTTGCCGCGGGGCAGGCTTCGCCTTCCTCCATTTCCGGCATGACGTCGCTCATCTTACTTCCCCTTCCGCGCCGCGCGCATATTATCGACGAGGTTCGGGTATGGGCGCCCCGCGGCCTTTGCCATCGCCTTTGCGCTCGCCTTCTTGGCCGGCGTCAGCTTCTTGTCGCCCTTCGTCGGGTCGGGCGTCTTCCACACTGGCTTCTTCACTTTGCCTTCCCCTTGTTCCGGGCCGAAATGGCGCGCGCTTTAGCCTTCGCGTCCGCTTTGCTCGAGGCGCCCCATGCTTGCAGCGACAGAAGGAGCCGCGTCGGCTCCCCCTTCTCGTCACGCTCCGGCCCAGGCATCGCCCCCATCCGCGCCAAGAACGACGCCCGACGCGGGTTGTCGCCAGACTTAACCGGCGGCTTCAAGTCCATCCCCTGCGCCTTCGCAGACGCGCGGCCCTTTGCGTTCAAGCCGCCAGTCTTCGACTGCCCCTCTTTCCGCTGCCAGGCCGGCGTCTTCATCCACGAAACCCCAAGGAAAACAGCACAGAACGTAATCGCGTTGCGTCCAGCACGCAAATACTAAACCACGCCTCGGATCCCACGCTTCAGCGGCTTCCCCGCCATCCACGGCGTCACCCGGCCGCCCACCCCCGCCGCCTGGCCGGCGAAGGTAAGGCACAAGGCGTCGGCAAGGTCGGGCGACCGCATGCCCCGCTTCTTCATGCCGTCCTTGCTCTCGACCACGATCTTGCCGGTTGAGGTGAACGTGTACCGCGGCGCGACCAACTCTTGCCGCAGCACCTCGTCCTTTGGCAGCTTCACCGACTTGGTTGCTAACCAATCTTTTACAGATAGCCACAGTTCGTCCCGCAGCCGGTGGGCGTTGGGGTTCATGGCGCTGCTCTCCGCGACGTTCACGTCGCGCACGTTCATGCCCATCTCGCGCAGGCGGTCGGCCACGCCCGACCCCAGCCCGATGGTGTCGACGCATATCTCGTCCGGCGCGTCCTTCTTCGCCTCGTTCATCACCGCGCCGACGGTCTGCATCAGGTCCAGGCCGCCCCAGTGCCTGATCTCCAGCACCACGTTGCCCTTGCGCTTGCAGAGCGCCGTCCTGTCCGTCCCGAACCGCGCCACGTCGAGGCCGTAGACCAGGGGCTCGCCGGGGCTGGCGGCCACGTCGCGGTCCTGCGCGCCGTCAACCAACTCGGCCGCGATGAGCGTGTCGTCGTCGGCCAGGGCAAACTCACCCAGCACCCGGATGCGGAAGGCGTTGCTCGTCTCGCCGTAGGTCGCGGCGATCTGCGAGATGAAGTCCGACGACACCAGCGGGTTGTCGCGGCAACTGACGTGCATCCGAAACCAGTCAGCCGCTAGGTCGTGGTGCGTCTTGTAGAACAGCCCGCTGTTGCGCGTCGGGTTGCTGATCAGGATCGTCGTCGCGCTGTGACCCGACATGGAGCCAGCCGCGGCCTCAAACACCGCCTCTGGCACCGCGCTGGCCTCGTCGACCACCAGCAGCACGTTCTCACTATGCACGCCCGCCAGCGCCTCGGGCCGCTCGCTGCTGCTGGTCCTGACGGATATGAAGCTACTCTCGGGCGCGCCCTTTAGCACAATGCGGTCGCTGAACACCTCGAAGCTGTCCCGCAGCACCTGGGGCAGCTTGTTCACCCACGACTTGAGTTCGGCGTAGAGCGCGTCGAACAACTGCGCCGCGGTCGGCGCGGTCACCACCGCCTTCTGCGGGTAGCGGGTGGAGGCGTGCCAGATCAGCGCCCAACTGCACACCGTCGACTTGCCGACCCCGTGCCCGGCCCGCACCGAGATGCGGCGCTCGCCCCTGGCGATCGCCCGTAGGAACTCCTCCTGCCACGGAAGCGGCTTGGCCCCCAGCACGTTGCGCACAAACCCGACGGGGTCACTGCGGTAACGCTGGATGAACGAGACGAACGTGTCCTTGTCGGCGCTCATTCCCGGGCGTCCTGCGCGGCCAGGTCCGACGGCAGCGACGACAGAGCCGCGACCTCGTCAGCCTTACCCTCAATGACGTCGTGCGGCTTGGACGCCAGCGCCTGTAGCGCCTCAAGGTGGAGCATGTGCGTGTGCGTGACCTGGGCATCCACCTGCACGGCCTGCTTCGCAACCCAGCCATAGGCGTGCTTCAAAACGTCGAGCGCAGCCTTGGCGTCTCCGTTCAGCGCCGCTTCGCGCAGCACGCCAGCCATCTCCATCTCGCCGTCAGCGCGGCCCTTCTCCTCGGCTAGCGCCGCCAGCGGGTCGAACTGACAAAGAGCGCGGTACTCCTGTGGCGTCATGCCAGCGGCGAGCGCCAGCGTGTCGCCTCTCAGCCCCTTTCGCGCGGCGTTGTAGATGGCCTCTAGCCGCGCTTCGGTCGCCTGTAGACGCCGCGGCTCATACGGAAGTGAGAACACGGTCATGCGCGATTGGTAGCACGCCGCGGAACCGACGATCAAACAGCAGTTTCATTATTTTTTGCGGCGGGGTGCGCCGAAAGCAGACCCGGGGGTGGGGGGGGTCACGCGGTGCCACTTTCGCTATTTCCGGGTGCGCAACGTACTTTTTGCGGGGTTGCGTATGGGGAGTGGAGGTGCCGGCTCTGGGCGGCGCCCCGGGGGGTGGTAGGGCCGGGGGGTTCGCGAGCAAGCTGCCGATTGCATACGCTAGACAATCTATTGCAAACACTCAAACGCCTGGTCATATGAACAGCTGTTCAACTGTTCACATAATGCCTGGCGCTGCGCAGCGTTAGGTCATTTAGGCAATGCCTAAACATGCCGACGCTATGCAATCGCGTTAGGTCATTTAGGCAACGCCTAAACGTGTCGGCGCTATGCATATGCGTGGCTGGCGCGGACGTGATGCGCGGGACGGGATGCGTCGGGCCACGCGGCGAGGGCGAGCAGCTGTTAGGCGATTAGGCGGTTTAGGCATACCGAAAAAAATCGGCAGCGCTACTCCACTATATACATATGTTATAATATAACACTCTTTTGTCTAAACGAATATACAAACCACTACCTAAACCACCTAAGCCCCGCGCTCTCCTATGGAGCCCCGGCGCCTTCCGCCCCGCCCCCAACCACCTAACCCCGCACCTAACCCTTCACCTAACCCCTCCACCTAACCCCAAAATTTTTCGCCTTGGTGCTACCGAAACTGTTGCAATGCCAGAAACCGACGCTAATATGGTGCCAGTGATCAACGAATAGGAGATGGCCTAAATGACCTACACCCCCAAGACCTTCAGCGAAGTGTTCAACGCCCGGCAGGCCCGCCTCGCCCGCGAGGAAGCGAAGGTGCAGGCCGAGATCGCGGAGCGCCAGCGCATCCAGGGCATCCTAGACGCGCACGGCGAGATTGGCGTTCTCATGCGGAAGGGCGGCCCCGTCTATTACGTCAACTGGCCCGCTTACCGCGAGGCGACCGATCCGGCGGCCCTTATCAGCGACTGACGCTCGCGCCCGCGCGCTCCGACAGGGGCGCGCATGGCGAGCGCCAGATGCTCGACAACACAAGGGAGACTGACAGCATGCCCGCACCCACCAAGGCCTACGTCGCCAAGCTTCGCGCGAAGCTAACCGAAACTTGCTCGACCATTTTCGGTTGCGCGTCCGATACCCGCACGCCGTTCCTCGCTTGCCTTGAGATGGCGCCTCCCGCACTGCGCGCTCGCTATGAGGCCGAGCGCGAGGCCGTTGACGCGGCCGAGCGCGCGGCCGTGACCGCCGGCCGCGCATGGCGCGACGCCTATGGTTCTATCGTTTGGAACAAGTGAAAGGCCCCGCCACCATGCCCGCCACCCACGCCAACCACCGCGACATGGCCGCCCATGCACTGCGCCGCGCCGCCGAAGCCCGCCGCGCC